GATGGTACGGCCCCGCGCTTTCGGCGCGCTCCCCTCGGCTGCTGGTTGCCTCGATGCCGGTCGGTCTATATCCCCCCTCCTCGGATACTTGCTGCGCCAAGACCATCGCCTCGTCCAGGGTGCGCGGGCCGCCATCCTGGTCGCTACTAGCCACAACCACATCGGCCCGCCGCCCTGTCGCTGCGTCGATGTCCGCCAGTTCGATGATCTCGAAACTGTCGATGCCGCCATCGTCGGTGTAATGCTCCACGCGATACGGGGTTTTATTTAGATGGTAAGTCCTCGCATCCGGGCTTTCTTTTTTGAAGGTTCCCCAGGCGCGCCGCCCCTCTTTGGCGGACTTCTGCCACGCCGCATCCTCCGCGAACTTCCGGGGCCGACCTGCGCCGAACTTCGCGCCGGGGGACTCGCGGAACGGGAAGCCGCCGCCCGCTGGCTCCTCCTTCTCGATCACCTCGCCCGCGTCGATCTCCTCCTGGGTCGGCTGGGTCAGGCCCAGCTTCTCGTAAGCCTCCGATGCCTTGATGGGCATGTTCGAGTTGATCGCCTGGCTCAGGATCTGCGCGTTCGCCGCGAAGTCGTCCCGGCGTTCGGGTAGGATCGAGAATTGAGGCATCGCCGCATCGCCCAGGCCAGCCGCCGCAAGCTGCGGGCGGTTCTGTCGCCAAAACAGGCGGATGACGGTGTCGCTGATCGCCTCGCTGATGTTCTGCTTGTCGAAGTCGAGGATCAGGTCGCTTACGGCGCGCTCCTCCACGGCCCGGGCGTAGCTCCCGGCGCTGTCGCCCGATTGTCCGAAGGGTAAGACAGACCCCAGGAGGAGGCCGACGATCTTCTCATCCATGTATCGGAGGAACTCCAGGAACGCGGCCCCGCCGCCCCCTGCGCCGCCATCGATGTGTTCGAGTTCATCTTCTTTGTCTACTACGCAGACATGGCGGCCCCGCATCGATTCGAGCATGTCGAGCATCGAATTTCTCACGCTGTCGGAGTCGCGGCCCAGTTCGCCGGGCTGAGCGTTTAAATCGGTTTTTCCGATGAGCATACCGCCCGCCCATTTTTCCAGGGTCTGGAGGCCGGTTTTCATTACTTCGGACTTGGCCCAAAAGAGGAAATAGACAGATTCGAGCAGGGGCCGACCGCCGATGCCTGTTAGCCGGTCCTCTTCGTCCAGGTAGATTACCTTGATGAGCCGTTCGGCGAACTCCGGGGGGACTACCACGGGCCAGGGGTCCATCAGGGGGTAGAACCTTGTCTGCACCTCGATGGTTTGGCGGCCATCTTCGTGCGTGATCGTTTCGGGCGTGTAGATAAATCGCTGTTTTGAGATGTTCCGCAGCTTGCGCGGGGTCCACCACTTGCCACGCAGGCCGCCCAGGGTTACAGTCTCGCGGACTCCCTCGGTGAAGGCGTAGGCGGAGCCGCGCAGAACGGAGGTTGCCAGCAGGGCGCGGGCCTCGCTGAACTTGGCGATGCGCGAGAACGCATCGGCCACGACCTCCGCCGCCCTGGTGTCTTCCGGGCTGGGGTTCTTGCGGCCTGGTTGGATCTCCCACTCGCGGCCCGCTACCATGTGCATCCGCGTCTGCATCGCCTGCGCCAGGACCGGGTCGCGCCAGGCCTTCTTGATCCAGATCTCCGGGTCTTGTTCCAGGGACCAGTCGGGATCTATCAGGCGGTAATACCATCGATAGGCGTTCGACAGGGCGCGGCTATAGAGTTCCGCGGTTGGAGATGTGCCGGTTAACATCATCGACATGGGTTAATCTTCCTCCAGGTACACGCCGCCATCTGATTCCTTAATCGTCGAAGACTGCCCGCCGTAGTCGGAGGGCTTCGCGATGTCTACGAGGCGCGCCGCCCTCCTGTGAACGGGTATATTGGAAATGTTAACGGGTGCGGGGCTGAATGTCGATGATGGAAGTTTCACAAAGCCGCCGATGGCCATGCTGAGACAATCGACCATGTCATCATGGGCTGCGTTCGGAAATGCCAATAATTCCGCCTCAAGATCGGCGCGCCAGGGGGCGACAGCCGGGAACCAGACGCGGCCCGACTCCATCGCGGGCGTTGCGGCCAGGGCGCGGCTCAATTTGTCGCGGTCTGGGCGGACCTCGCGGACGGGGATGCCCTTTTTCTTGAGCATCTGGCAGATCGCAAGCTGGAAACCGGACGACTCGACCCCGACGATGCGGGGCTTCCACTTGGCGACCCCGGCCTCGACAGTTGCGATGAGGTCCGGGCCGTCCATTCTGCGGCGTACCTGGTCAAGCATCAAAAAATGGTACGATTTGTCGGCGCGTATTCTCATCCATGTTTGGATCACGCTGTAATCTGCGCTCGACTTCAAGCTGGCCGCGAGGTCGATAGTCTGGAACACCAGGCCGCTGTCCGCCGGGACATCGTGCGCCACGCCCCCGCCGCGAAGCTCGATTGTCGTCTCCCCGGGGTCCGCCCATCGCCAGTACCGGAACCAGTCGGACTTCAAGACGTCGCCCCCGGGCGCTGTGGGCCTGCCCTGGTACATCGCGTTGAACCAGTACGATCCGACCACGCCCCGGGTTCGGTCCAGGGCTTCGGCGCTGTAGCGTTCGGGCCATAGCGCCTCGCCGGGCTTGCGGTCCAGCGGGTCGTCGTCCCCGGCGAGCGCGGGCAGGTTGATGATCTCCCACGGCTCCCCGCCGTCCCGGGCCTCGGCGATCAGGCGGCCCGCGATGTCGTCTTCGTGCCAGCGCGTCATCACGATGATGACCCGGCCCCCGGGTTCGAGGCGCGTGTATAGCGTGGAGGCAAACCAATCGAACTGCTTATTTCTCAGGGTCGGCGACATCGCATCGGATGAGTTGCGGATAAGATCATCGCAAACGCAGACATCGAAGCGCTTGCCCGTTATCGCGCCGCCCGATCCAGCGGTAAGCATCTTCCCTTTGGTCCCCTGGACCTGCCACCAGTCGGCGCGGCTTACTCGCGGGTCAGGCTGTACGCCGAAGACCTGGGGGCCGTACATCGCCAGGGTGTCCCGGCATTGGCGACCCCAGCCCGCCGCGAAGTTCGCCTCGTAGCTGGTGAGCAGGATGGAAAGCTCGGGGAATCTGCCCAGCATCCAGACGATGCCGTAATGACTCACCAGGGTTGACTTACCATGACCCGGGGGCATCGACACGATCAGCCGCTGGGTCTTGCCCGTGGCGATGTCCATCAGGCGTTCAGTCAGCAGGCGCAGATGCGGGGCCATCATCCATCGGTTGTTCGTGCAAAGCATCGCCAGGCCCGCCGGGGTCTCCGCCGCCAGTCGTAACCAGTCGGAGCGCGTCAAGGTATCGGGCGCGTTCTCCGGTATCGCTAAGGATGACGGCGTTGATGTTTCCATTGATCGGGGTCTCTATGTTGGTTTCGAGTTTATGCACCACGGGGACATCGATGCCCATCAGCCGGGCGCGGCGTTCCATGATCTTTAACAGTCGGTCGATCTTCGAGTTCAGCCTTTTGACGCGGGCCGACTCCCGGCGGTCCTGGTCGTTGATGCGCTCCTCCTCATCCTGGATCGACTCGCAGGCGGTCGCCGGTTCGAGGTCTGCATCGGTCGGCCACAGGTGCGAGGCCAGTCGGTCGAGCCTCCACGCCTCGACCTGGCGTAGCTCGTCGCAGGGTTCCTGGAGCATGTTACGCAAGGCGCGCTGCACGACCGCCCGGGGCGAGGTATGCCGCTTCCAGCCCAGGGCATCGGCGATGTGCTGGTAAGTATGCCCACGCAGGCGAAGCTCGACAGCCGCCGCAGCGCGGGCGGTCATCTCCGGGTCGAGGGTTGGATTACTCACTAGCGGGCGGCCCTTCCTGCGCGGGATGCGGATCGGCTTGTCCACGCTGGGCAGGTCGGCGCGGGCGGTCATCGCCTCCAGGTCGGCGGTCAGCGACTCGCCGGGCGCGGGGGCCTGGTCGCTGGGATTGTTCGCCGGGATGGGTTGATCGTTGTTGTTTTTTCCGTTGTTCTTCCCCATCAGGAAGTGAAGCCCAGCAGGTTCGCGTATGCCTTATCCCCTCCTGCTCCCCCTGTAAGTACGATGCTGGTCTCGTTTCCCTCGGTGATCTGGATGGGGCTGGCGAAAGAATGGACAACAGGCCCATCGCCACCGGGGGCATCATCATCGATAACGCTCGACTGAAAAGTAAATGATATGAGGGTTGTCGTGTCATCCTTGATAGCACAGATCATCATG